TGTTGTGCTAGTGACAGCAAACAAATTTGAGTAGGTTGTACGACTAATAGCGTCACCGTTGCAAAGCAAATAACCAGAAGGTGCAGTTGTTGTTACTACGCCTGCGGTAGATGTTTGAGTAATTGAACCAGCAAACATTGTTATAGCACCAGAGGTAACCCCATCACCAGTAGCACCTGTAGGTCCTGTCGCACCAGTAGGTCCCGTGCTTCCTGTAGGACCTGTTGGACCTGGAACAGTAGAGTCTGCACCAGTCGGTCCTGTAGGTCCTATGTCTCCCTGAGGTCCTGTTGGTCCCGTAGAACCCGTTGGTCCTGTCGGACCAGGTACTGTACTGTCTGCTCCAGTAGGACCAGTTGCACCTGTTACTCCCTGAATACCTTGAGAGCCAGTAGGACCCGTTGGTCCTATTTCACCCTGAGGTCCTGTCGGACCTGTGTCACCCGTTGCTCCAGTAGGTCCAGTTACTCCCTGTACACCTTGGTCACCTTGAGGACCTGTTGGTCCTGTAGGACCAGTAGAACCTGTCGGTCCTGTTACACCTTGGTCTCCTTGGATACCCTGCGGTCCAGTCGCTCCTGTGGGTCCAGTGACCCCTTGAATACCCTGGTCACCTTGCGGTCCCGTAGGACCTGTCGCACCCGTTGGTCCTGTTGGTCCCGTACTACCCGTAGACCCAGTGGCACCAGTATCGCCTGTTGCCCCTTGTGGACCTGTCGGTCCTGTTGCGCCAGTAGGACCAGTGCTACCAGTAGGACCCGTAATGCCTTGGATGCCTTGAATGCCTTGGTCCCCTTGGGCACCTGTTGGACCTGTAGAACCAGTGGGACCTGTCGGTCCCGTTGAACCAGTGGCTCCAGTAATACCTTGAATGCCTTGCTCTCCAGTTGGTCCTGTTTCTCCGATTGGACCTGTAGGTCCTGTGATACCTTGAGTTCCTTGTGGACCTTGGGCGTTGTCAACAATGACAACTGTTTCTTGTAAAACTTCTTCACCAAGGATAACATCGGTAACTGTCTCTTCAATGGTAACAGTAGTAGCAGTAACTTCTTCTTCAATAATAATTGTGTAGTCTGACATTATTGTGTCACCTGTGCTGTTACAATAAAGCGACCCTCCAAGATACGAGTAACCTCATCGCCAGAGGATGTAAGTTCAATGTCGTATACCCAACGACCAGCAGGGACATCAGACATAGTGGCTGCATCTACAGTTACAGATACTTGACCTATGGCTGTCATTGTTGCTGAGGTAATATTAAGTAGGGTTGTGCTTGAGGATGTAGAACGGCGAACCTGCATAGCAAATGTGTAGTCAGACAAATCCCAAGCAGTACCGTCTGTCTCAACACGGAAGTTAAGATTAAACGTAGCACCTTGTTCGGCTACGATATTGTACTTACCACTCATAGTTCATCCTTAAGATGTAATGTAATGTGCTCATCTAAACGCTTTTCAATCCTGTCCACCGTACGGGCAATGTCTGGAAGACTGCGACCACCATTAGCCGAAGGCTGGATAGGATATGTCTGGTCTTTAATAAATCTTTTTAGTGGATTAACAATTAACCACTTACCTAGCATGGCAATAATTCCTAGGGCTAGAGAAACTACGGACAGAGATTCTAACAGTGTCATAACGTAATCACATCATAGCCAGCAGCCTCAAGGTCATCCTTTTCGGCTTCGGTTACTGTGTATTCGTGTCCACCTAGGTAGTAAACATCTGCAATATCTAAATCATCTTGCGATGGGTATTGCTCTTCGTACCACTGGTTGTCAATTTTGTAGACAGTAATACCACGCTTAAGTGTGTATCTCCAGAACAACCAGTGTCCTCCAGCAGGACCTTGGTCCACTGTAGGTGGTACGAATAGATAAGCCATTATGTTTTCCTTCTAGTTTAGAAACATAACCCCACCCCTAAGCCCGTTATATGACTTAGGAGTGAGATTAGTGTCGCTAATTAAGCAATACTTGAAGCAGACTCAATGCGGAACAATGCTTCCTGACGGTAGATAGCGTGTCCTAGAACACCGTACCAACCGATTGGACGCTGACGCATCAACTTGTCAACGACTGGACCGATAACCACGTGTGGTTCTTCGGCTACAGCCTCAGCAAGTGCTTGCTGTCCTGCAAGGAACGTACGGTATACAGGAATGCTTGAAGCACCGTCTGCACCCTTACGTAGACGAGGGGACTCAATGAAGTAAGCACCTTCAAAGTTTCCGATTTCGCCAGCCCAGATGTTACTCTGTGCTGAGTACTCGTGCGGTAGACGCCAGTTAGCGGAACCACTCTGAGCACGGAGGTCATGGGATACTTCTGGGTGAATACCACACCAGTACATTGAACCCTTACGTCCGTTAGCCTTGTTGGTACGCAACTTGGCAACAGCCTTACGGATATCTGCAGCAGTGATTGTGTCATCTGAAGTGATACCTGAGGTTGTTGTTGCTACAGTTGAACCACCAGTTGCGTATAGTACGTTAGTACCAGCAATTAGGGCATCCTGTGCAAGTTCGTCAATGCTATCAGCCATGTTGAATGCAAGGATATTTGCAACAGCAGGGTCAACGTCTGCAAGAGACATCAACTGCAACTTGCGAGTTACTACAGTTGCGTTACCGTATTCGTTTAGAGTTACGGTTACGATGTCTGGAGTAGCAAGTGCTACTGCTGTTGGGTCTACATCTTCCGACAAAGCAGTCTTAGCAACAGCAAGGTCGTTGTAGATTTGTAGCGCAACACTTGAACCAGGCATTGCCTGACGTGCTGGCTTCTTGTCCGCTACGGAGCGGATGAGTGGGGTTGCACGCAGTTCAAATTCAACAAGACGGTCGTACGCCTTCTGAACTAGACCTGCGGCGTTTGATGGAGTGAAAGCACCAACGTTGTTAGCGGAAGCGTAAGCGCCACCACCAAGACCACCGTTAGTTGCTGCACTACCACCTGATAAGCCTGTATTCGGCATAGTATATTTCCTTAGGGGTTAGATTGATTTGCGATTATTCAACGCCTTGGCTGTAGAGGAAGTTAAGTAATTCCTCCGCAGAGCCAGCGTTATTCATGATGTTGAATGCATCATTAACATCATCTGGAGAAATAGCCCCAGATGTTACTGCATCTATTTGACGCAAAGCAGCAAAGTCTTCACTGTGTGCTGCGTTTTGTTGTACAGGTGCAGCAACACCAAATAGTTCACCATTGTCAGTCAGCCAGTTACTGATGCTGTCCGAGGACATTTCAATATCTGCTGGAATGAATTTGGCAACCTTTGGGTTGACACCTTTCTCCGCCAAGACTTGGCTGATTGTTGCTTCTCGCTGGAATTTGCGCAATGAATCCAATTCGGCTTGCAACTCTTTGAGTTGTTTGTCTTTCGCACGTTCGGCACGGCGGACTTTCTTAAGAACATCATCAGATGAACCACGTGATGGTTCGTCCGAGTAATCCTCAAACTCTAAGTCATCGTCCCAGTCTTGATTATTGTTGCTCATCGCAACTATCTCCCTTACATTAGTTGTTGTTCGTACATGTCTCACTCCTACACAGGGGTATGCAGGTTGGTATGTACTACCGCTCTTTTACTCGGTGGGGGCGGTTAATCCACCGAGAGTTTGTTATACTTGTTTCTTGCGACCTAGTGAACCAGTTGCAATGCCAGACTGTCCAGCAAATTGTGCACGAGCCTGTGAACGTAGTTGTCTAGCAGACTTAGACTCAATACCAAGTAGTGCTTCCTGTTCTAGTTCTGTTTGACTTGGTCCAGTCTGACCAAAGGTACGAGCAGCCTGTTGAATGCCAGTCTTCTCACGGGCAACTTGACTCAATCCCTTGGCTGCTATTTCACGAGTAACTCCACGCTTTTGAAGTTCGGAAACATCAGAGGCTAGGCTTATGCCAGCAGTTACTGCTTCTGTTAGAATCTCAGCCTGACCAAATCTTTGTTTCTGTGTTAGTGCATCGGTTTTACCAGTAAGTAAAGCGTCAGCCAGGTCTTCATCGTTTGCAGCAGGAAAGAACTTTTTAATCTGTTCTTTAAGTCCAGCATCGGCACCCTTAACAGCGAACAAGGCGTTGTTGATTCTATCTTCAACTTCACCTATTGAGTTTCCACCTTCAATAAATTTCTTGATGCTGTCAGTCTTTGCGTACTTTTTAAATTCTGGAACAGCAAGCAACCTAGAGCGGTACTCATTTTCTGCGGTAATGTAGTCAGAGATTGAAGAGTATGGTGCTTCAAATCCTCCCTTAAGGGCATCTTCATTAGCCTTTAACATTGCAGAAAAACGTTCTGTAAATTCCTTTGGTGCTTTTCCAGATTTTAAAATTAAATCTGGAACTATTGCAGCATCAATACCAGAATCAATCTGTGGCTTTGATATGTTAAACAATGCTTGAATCCAAGATTGGTTTTCTCTAGCATTGACATCAAAATTTAACAAAGACAGGTAAGCCTTGAATACATCAATGTTATTTTTGTATGCTGTTAATTCGTCAGCCATTACGCTCCGCCTCTAAATGCTCTAACAAAAGATAGACCAAGGTCTGCTGCTTCTCTCTTCGCTGTGGTTGTGCCATTAAACTCACTCATCTGACGAACCATTTGATTTACAGTTCCCATATCTGGCAACACATCTGAACCAATAATTTTTTGCATAACACCATCAGTTAGTTTTATTGTGTTAGGAGTTTTGTCCAACATTCCTTCAATAAAGTTTGTGTATGGGGTAAGTGCTTCCCTAACCGTTAAACCTTCTAAAAGATTTGGAGTGTTATCGTTGCGCAACTTATCTGATAACGGCTTAAACAGATTGATTGCTTCTTCCTTGTAGGAGCCAAGCACATCGTTTAAATTTTCTCCCTTTATGATGCGAAGAACGTCACGATTAATTGTCTTAAGATTCTTAACTAGTCCCATATCGTTGGCATACTGTTCAATTTGACTTTGAATGCCAAAGGCATCACCTAGAAGTTTTGCATCTGGGTCTTTCTTTAAGTCTGACTTTAATGTTTCGTAAAGGAAATCCTGCTTGAATTTATCTTCAGAGAATCCAGTACCTTTACCCTGTTGTGCTTGCTTGGTCGCAGCCTTTTGACCTGCAATTAACTTCTTGTAAAAGTTTTCTTTTTCCTGTTTTGTGGCAGAACGACCAAAGGTAGTTGAAATTGCGGATTCAATAAAGAAGTCAGCATCAGCACGAGAGGTGCCAATAAACTTTGGAGTTTGAGGTCGGTATCCACTTGGTCCTGGTGCACTTCCTTCTGGAAGGTCATTCATCTGTTGCTGAAAGCCAGCAATAATATTCCAAGGAGTTGTACTGTTATTGGCAGCATCCTCAACAATTTGTTCCCAGAAAGAGTTTAATGTTTTCTTTCCATAGGTAGCCTTGCCCCACGATTCGTAGGCAGACTTAACAAATGAGTACTCAGGTACCGAAGGACTTAGGTAATCTTTGGCATCACCGACACTGCGGTAGGTTAATGTTTGACCGTAAGCACCTTCGTTCCAAAGAATGTCTGTTGACTCTCTTCTGGAACCGAACTCATTACCCTTGAACTTAATCCCACTGTCAGTCTTACCTTTATTGCCACCTTGATTTGGAACGTAATTAAATCCACCAGGTGCTTTTGATTGCGTAGGAGTAGGGGTTGGCGTAGGAGTAGGTGTGAACTTTGGTTTAGGGTTCTTTGATTTACCTGGTCCTGCTGGACCTGACATTTCACTCATTATTTAATCCTCGCTAGTTCGCCATCTGAAAGCAGTGGGTCCCTCTTTAGGTAGTACTTTGCTATTGGTTCAAACGTTGGTTCCCACGCAATCAACTGGTTAAGTAAATCTTCTTTTTGGGCAACAAGGTCATCAAAGGCATTAGTGTTATAGATGTTTGTCTTTTCGTTATCTGATATACTCAGACGTTCTTCAACCATTGGCTTGCGGTATTCCATGTAGTAATACAAAGCCTCTAGTGCACGATTGTTTTTGACGATGGTATTGACATAGTTCTCGTCACCCATGGCTTCAAGAATAATCTGAGTGTTTAGGTTTGACTTACCCATATTAAAGACTGAACTATCATTAGCCCAAATAGGATTACGCTTTGCTAACGCATCTTCCGCAGCCTTTAGGTCTTCGCCGTAGATATCCTTAAACTCTTTTGAACCAGGAATAATACCGTTGCTTTCAGCCTCAGACTCATACTTATCCAGCAAGGTAAAGTATTCGTCATAGCCCATATCAACAGCCATAGCACGTTGCTCAGCCTCACGATTTACATTCGCACGTTTAACGTTTAGTTGGTATAGTTTTGCATTTGCTGTTTCGGAGAAGTCTTTGTTTCTATCTCCCATGTTAAACAACATACCAACAACTTTATTGTCTGGTGTTACGTCTTTACCCATTGACGCTTGGGTTAATGTGGTCCATAGGTCCTTGTTGTAGTTGATAGCCTTAACTGTTTGTGGAGTTGCTATCACACCAAATGGATTTGTCTCACGTGTGTTGCCCTCAGCAATAGATAACGTATATGAACCGTATCTTTCAACAGAACCATCGGCTGCAATCTTGGTGTTATCAATCATGAAGCGGTACTTGCCCTCGTCATAACCATACATATCCTGATACTGGCGAAGTTCTTTTGCCTTAATGTCAGCATACTTTTCTATCTTTATGGAACCGACAGGTCCAAGAAACGAAAAGAATGCTTCCCACATATTTTCTTGGATAGTAAGACCAATAGCCTGTTGTGTTAAATCAGCAATAGTGGTGATTTGGTCAAGATAGGTGATATCGGAATCTACACCTTCAACAACTTGCTTGTTAGCAAAGTCTTCGTATAGGAACTTGAAGTTCTTATTAACTCCAGCAGCAAAACGATTGGCTGCTGCTGGGTCTAAGAAACCAGTGACATTGTTTGCTAATGGCACATCTTCACCTGCAGTTAATACAGAACGCATCCATGCGTTTGGATTAATTAAGAAGTTAAAAAACTTGTCACGTTCAGATACTGGTGCTCCAGTCTTAACGTAACCAGCAAACAAGTCACGAACCTTATTTGGGTCTACGCCAAACTTAATTAGTAGCGGCTCTGGGTCAACCAATGAACCAGACATTCCAAGCAATGCAGCACTTGCTGCAAAGTCATAAACTGGTGCACCAAACTCTGGCATGATTGGGTAGAAACCATTGTTAATCAAGTCGTAAGTTCCAAGGGATGCTGACATTCTGTCACCCTCAGTCATGCCCATCTTGGAAGCAATGGTCTCAGGCAATGTAAACTTTACCGCAGCACCCTTAGGGTCAAACGGATTTACAAACTCTACATCTTGTCCATCTTCATTCTCTACGTCAAAGACACGAGACGGAGATGACCAGATAAGAAAGTAACGTGGTATAGCCTGTGGGTTTCTAGCAGCGTAACCAAACCAGAAGCGGTTTGAGTTCTGCTTAGCCATCCAGAATGGAGAGAACAAACGAAGTGTTTCTGCTGGGTCAGTCTTGCGCTGTACGGAATACAATCTTTCCATTACAGTCTTGTAAGCAGCACGATGTGCTGACTCACGTAACTTATCTGCGTTGGCATTAATCCAGTCATCGCTACGACCAGCATCTTTCCATAGGGATGCTATTCTTCTAGACTCTGCCTGGTATACCATTCTGTAGATTGGATTCTTTACAGCCAAATCTTCTGGCTTTGTTCCAATGATTTCAAACAGTTTTTGTACGCCACGTTCCCAAATGTTTCCTGTTTCTTCTTCAAGAACATTTCCACTAACACTGACACGTTGACGTTCAGGAATGGCATTCATGTCTTCAGCGGTTAGTTTACCTTCAACAGCCTTAGCACGTAAGCCAGGTACTAACTGACCTGACTCTTCGGCAATAATTCCAGTTCCAGGAATAACTTCACCACGGCGAGTTAGTATGTAGTTACCTGCGTCATCAACTAATGGTGCAACAACACGACCATCAATGCCAAAACGTGGCAATGTTCCTTCTAGGAAAATGGCATCGTTCTGTACTAAAAGACTAATTGGGTCATTAACGTCATATTTGTTTTCAAGGTTACTGATTGTTATAGCCATCAACTCACGCCATTTAACAGCCTCAGGGTCATTTGATTTAGCCCACGCAGTTACCTTTGAAATTGACGCTGGGTCTGCAGTATCAAGAGTTGTTAACTTCTTAGTTACTGCATCACGAAGTTGACGATTAGCATAGTCTGCAGCAATAGGTGCCCACTCTGTATTTAGCGTAGCAGCGGTAAGATTGCCTTCTCTTGGGACAACATTAAACGGGGATACTACATCTTGACGTACACGTCCGTTAAGAATGTTACCAATTACCACACGGTCTGCACCGAATACGGTAGCAAGAACGGTATTTGCGGAACTAATTTCTTTACGCATCATATCGCCAACGATTCCAGCGAAAGAGTCATCCATCATCAAGCCACTTTTAGTAACTTGGAACTCACCTTCACCGTATCGCTCAAGACTACGTAGAACATCTGTCTTGTTGATAAAACTTTCAGCCTTATTGCGTGCGGTTGCTTTTAGAATTGCAGCATTGGCAGTGTTTTGAATTGAAAAATCCATTTGCTCAAGCATCTTGTAGATAAATCCAAGTTGAACTTGAGCACCGTTAGGCACGGTAAAGAAAAATTCCTCTTTATTAAAAATTTCGTTAATAGAATCTCGTTCTTTTCTAACTCTCTTTTGTAGTTCTGCAAGAGTATCAAGTACAAAACGCTCATCAGATGAGGCTAGAATATCAAATGCACCAGCATGGTCTCCATCAACAAACTTTGATAGCAGTTGCTGGTCAACTCCATCTGGAACATTCTTGGAATCTAAAATTCTGTAGCCAAATGTTTGAGAGAATCCTCTAATGTCATCCATGATTGGAACTGCTGGTCCACGACCAGCGGCATATGCGGTTGCTATGTCATCGGCAGAGTTTAGAGCCTGAGTAAATGTTGAAAATACTGAGTCGCTTGTGTTAAATAAAGCATCGGCAATGCGAGAGTTTTCAGCAACTTCTATATCTTTAAATTCTTCACGGTATTTGTAAAGTAAATACTTTGACTTCTGTGCTTCAAACGTTTTTTCTTTATTGCCAGTGTATCGTTGCCAAACACCTCTATCAAAAGCAGAGGCTAGGACTTCTCTAGCAGGTACACCGTAGTCACGTGACCACTCTAGTGATATAGCAAGACCACGCTGCCATCCATCACCAACGTTACGAGTTGCGTATTTAACGCTTGCAAGAGTTGTTGGCTTCCAGTACTGAGTATAGAAAGTATCTAAAGCACTTAAAGATGTGTCCCAGGCTTTCAATCCTTTTTCTGGGGCAGATGCAATTTTTTCTGTGTACAACATTTTTCTGGACTTTTCGTCAGAAAATAAAGAAACAATTTCTTTCATGTCCATGTCTTTGTAACGTGGGTTGCTTACAAGTTCATCAAACATAGCCTGTAGTGATGACCTGTTTTCACGAACTGATTTAGAAAACTGGCGAATGTCAAGACCAAAGTGTACGGCTGGAACCTGAGGTGAACGTGAAGGTGTTTTTGCAAAGATTGCTCTTACCTCAGCCTTGGCAGCCTCAATATCTTTTTGTGTTACCTTTGAGCCTGTGCCACGCTCTTGAGCAATCTGAAATGCGATTGAATCCTGGAAGTCTGAAAGTTCCTTTACGTACATTGCGCTTCCAAAGCCATCATCAATGGTGTAATTTTCATCAACAAGTTTTGTAATCATGGAATTACGATGGGCAGTGGACTTGCTTGCAACAATTTGCACAAGTTCATTGAATGTCTCCATTTGTTCTGGAGTTGCATTCTTAGGAATTGTAATTTCTTTTTTAATTACGTCAACAATAACTTTTTCGTCAAGTTCGTCAAAGGCTTGTAACTGCTGTGTCTTCTCACGAAGGGAAAAAAAGTTGTTGTAAAGTTCACGTTGTTCATTACCAGACTTGGCTGTTGCTTTTCCGTACTGGCGTACACGAGCAGCGTATTCAAGATGTGAGCGGTCACCAGCAATACCGCCAACAGTTGCGTAGTATGCAGGATACTCTTGTAGCATCCCGCTTGGATTTATCCAGTTTGTTACATAAGCAAACGGACCAATGCGTTCACTTTGCCAGTAGTTTGCATCATTCTTAATTGCGTTCTTAACTCTGCTTTGTTCAATTACTTTAAAGCGTGATACGGTCTGTCTTCCAATGGAGCCAACAGGTACTTCAGCAATAATGTCATCAAGTACTTCAAGGTTAGTACGTACGGCTTTAACTTCTCCACGAAGTCCATCTAGGTCTTTTACCAAGATGTTGCGGCGGTAGTTCTCAAGAGCATTCTTGCGCTGTGTACCAATTAAGAACTGACTTGAGCCACTTGTTATTGGCTTACCTTTTAAGTCTGCAATTTTTTGCTTAATGCTTGCAACTTCACCAGTTATATTACTTAATTCTTGAGCGGTTAAAGTTGTATCGTAAGCAAGTTCGTCTATAGTCTTTGGGTCACCAATGCCAACTTTAAGTGTGCGTGCTAAAGGTTGATAGTCTCCAGTATCGTTACCGTAACTTGCAGTCTTAGCAACTATTTCAGCCAATGGACGGTTTCCAGCCATCATTGAGTGCCTAGCAATTAAGGCTGGGTCACCAGCATTTTCTTTTGCAAAACCAACGAATGTTGACCAGTCATTATTTACGTAATTAATTACAGCGTCATCAATATCTTTAAGCGTTTGGTTCATTCTCTTGGAACTTACTGGTCTTGTAATGTACTTTCGTGCACCAAAACCAATTCCAGCACTTGCCACAACACCAGGGTCAAGCCACCAGGCTATTGCTGTATCTCCACCCCAAGTAATCCAGCGTTGGATGCCATGGTCAAAATACTCAGAAACATCCTTTTCACTTGACCAAATAATTTTATCTGTTCCTTGAGTACCATTTACATTGTCACCAATGTATCCAACAAACGCTTGCATCGGTGATACACCACGTGAATCTATCCAAGCCTTGCGGAACAGTTCTGGATTTGTTGCAGCCGAAAGCACGTCATAAGAAAGAAAGGGACCTTTAATATTTTGTGATTCACCAATCGCTTGCTGTTGGTATCCATCATTTGCGGCAAGCATAGCCGTTGATATTGGTCGTGTAACAAATGTTTGAATGGGCCAGAGAAGTGTATTGTTCGCTTTGACTTGAGCATCATTAACAGCAAATTCTGCTTCTTCAGTAATTTGTTGTGCAATGTCAGTTGTTGGTACGCCTGATGCTGCGGTCTTTTGACCAACATAACCAAATGTTAGTCCCTTTGTTAAAGAAGGTATTGAGATTTGGTCAAAGGTACCACTTACAGATAGTGCTAATCCATCAATAAACTTTTGTACACGACCACGCTTATCACGCTGGTTATCATAAACATCAAATAGTGACATTAGCGCACCCTCACTAGATTACGCTTGTATAGTTGACCATTATTCATGGAAACAATTTCATTAATAAATCCATCACGGTCATCTTCAGACTTCCATGGCATTGTCGCTAGTGTCATAACTAGGTCTGGTTCCTCAACGCCAAAGACATTAAGGAACGATGTTACGTTATTGACCAGTAGCATTTATGTCATCCAGACGATTGACTGCCTCAACATATTTAACAAACGTTTTAAATATCTGAGGTGTTTCCTTGATTTGTGCAAGACGTTGTAGTTCTGGTAGATACTGAGTTGTTATGGTAAAGCGACCAGTTTGAACAGAGTCTGGTGTGCTACCTGGACCAACACTTATTCCTTCGGTAACTGCTTCGTTAGGACGTTCTGTTGGTGCAAAGAGTGAAGTAATTTTATTCATCTCACTACCTGATGGTTGTCCTTGTGCCTGTACGGGCACTGGCGGTACAACTGGAACCTGAGAGGTAGGAACTTGACCTGGCTGGATAGGGTCCATGTCTGTGCGCTGTGAGAGACTACCAGGACCAGATACTGGCTTTGCTTCAGTATTCGTGCGCTGTGTACGCAAACCACCTCTTGCCATTATTGCCCTCTTTCAACTGTCTGGGTTTTTCCACCAGTATTAATATCAAACTTCTTAGCAACTTTCATTGCTTCTGGAATGGTTGCACCTTGAGCAAGGGCACCAAGTGCGTATGCCGCACCAGTTCCTATGCCATATAAACCAGTATTGGTTTCTAGTACCGCATAATTACCAGCGACATGAAATACTCTCCCGTTGAAACCAACTAGGAAAACAAAGTCTTCATCTTCTTTTAGTGTAATGCCAGCGTCTTCATGTTGCTTACGCATCTCTGGAATAAACTTTGACACCATAAAGGTGTAGTGTTCTGTTCCGTCATAGGTAGGTGGTTGCCAGCCATATAAGATAACATCACAACAACGTGAGTTACCTGCACCAGCCATAACATAATCACCGACTTCAACAATCTTCTTCATGCTTTTATGCATGTATGGTCGTTCGGTGTCAGTTACTTGTGCATCTGCTGCAAAGGTGAATCCTTTGCTATCTCTGATGGCAATGATTGTAGTCATTATCCACCTAGTTGCGCTAGGATATCCTGAATGGTAGGTGCCCCAGGGGATGCTGCTACAGGAGCACCACCCATAGGTTCGGGTCCTTGTGCTTCAACTGGAGCACCCTCGCCTGGGGCTGCTTGTGGACCAGCAGCCATTTGTTCAAGTAGGCTCTCAGGAGTCTGTTCTTCTACTGCTGGTTCTGGCTGTTCTGGTTTCTTGAATACTTCCATTACAGCATCTTCAACGCTCTTACCACTACGGCGACTATCAATGGTTTGAGCAATCTTCATTACGATATCTGATGGGTCTTGTCCCTGAGCAGCCATCTGTGGAATGGCTTGGGATGTTGCGCTTAGCGCACCCATTAATGCGTTACGCATCTTTTCAATGTCAATGCGTTCAATTTCTTTAGATACGTTTACGTTCCAAGGTAGTTCCTGCATTACAAACTCTTGTGAGATTAGGTTTGCCTGTAGTGCCTGAAGGCTGAAGATAAGGGCACGTGATGGGTCAAGTCCTGACATCAGACCGTAGCGTACCTGTACGCTGTAATCTTCCTTGATGTCTTTTTCTGGGCTGTACTTCAAAACGTACGGAGCACCGTTGTAAGTCATCTGTGTTGACTTCTCGCCAGGGAACAACTTCTCGTCCATTTCCATGGCTAGTGCCATGACATCCTGCAATGTTTCTGCAAGGATTTGTTGACCAGCCTTGATTTGGGAATCAAAGCCACCAAGAAGTGCCTGAACACCAGAACCCGTAATTACGGATGCATTGATGTTTCCTGAGCGACCTTCTGGGTAACGAGCACCCATGCGCATTTCTTGCTCAAGAATCTGTTGTTCTTGGAATGCGCCCATTGGAATCTCTAGACCAACACGGCGAACACCCTGTGGGTTGGCAGTACGCATGACTGCATCAGGACCAAACGCAAACTCTTGCATGTCCTGTGGTACAACCATAGGTGCATTAACTGATTTCTCAGCAGCATCCATGGCAAGAAGGCTAAAGCGAGCACGAGCAATCTGTGCCCAGATGACATCATCAAACTGACCACGTGGGTCTTCGGTGTCAATGCCTGGACGCTTGGCAATACGCACACTTAGTTTACCTAGTGGGTTCTTTGCCTTGCGCAGAGGAAGGTTTCCTCGCTGTGGGAGGAACAGGATTACTTGGTCTTTGTCCTCGTAGCGAATCAAATCAAGTAGAGTGCCGAGGTCAATGTCTCTGCGGTCATCTCCACCAAGGATTTGGCGTTCGTACTCTGGGAACTCTACAAGTAGTTCTCCAATGGACTTAAGGTAACGCTTGCTATATGAAACACATCGTCCGTAGCGGTCATATTCTGGGTAAGCACCCAATGGGTTTTCTACACGAATGCGTGGCATACGAGCCTCAAAGTCAGGCTCTACAACAAACGGCAGGAAGGCATAGGTATTATACCAATCTGCGCCTGTATACATCTGGGTTTGTAACCCAGAATATTCAACGTAGTTGTTGACAATCATAGAACGCAAGTTAGCGTTCTTCTTTGCCCTGTCAGATGTTACGTCAGGTGTCTGACAATTAAACGAAGGTAGAGGTGCTAGGACCTCAGCCAAGTCACGAGCAACAACGTCAACGAAGTTGGCAATCATTGGCTTGTTCATGCCCTCAGGGAACATGTCTGGGTATACCGATACCATGTCACCACGGCGTACAGCAGTGATATCAGCCATACGCTGGTCACGTACTGAGTATCGCTGGCGTAGGTAAAGTACCTTGTCAGCGACCTGTTCCATTGAGAGTGCCATGAATATCCTTAAAGATAAGTTGTAAATTGTTCCATTGCTAAATCGTCAAGATTAACAACTGCTTGCTGTGCCATCTGTCGTTGAGTAACAAAGCGGCTAGTTGCGTGCCAGATTTGATTCCCAGAGTGCTGAATCATTTCTTTGGCTTTAATCTCGCAGAACCACAGAGCCATTACAACGTCTGTAGGGTTACGAGTTCCAGGCTTCCAAGTAATCAACTGATTGATTAGAGCCTTGATACCCTCGTGGTACTGAGGGTCTGGTAGTTCAATGAGATTATCTCGGTTGTGCTTGTTGCTTGTCATGGTACCAAACAAGCCCTGCATAGCAGCCACACCGAAGTCGGTGTCCCACTTGTTCTTGCCAGTGAAGTGACTGGAGAACCTTACACCCTTATTAGCCAGGTACTGGCGGAACTCTTCGTCCACCTCGTACATCTTCTGGTGGGCGTTGATTTCAATACGCAGTTCTACTGGGCGGTAGGTGTTAATCCAGTCTTCAATGATTGCACGAATCTTGCCAGGTGTTGGGTCTGACATATTGTAGGCATCTAGGACTAGACGCTTACCAGACTGACGGTCAATCGCATAAACAACTAACGCAGTCTTTCCTGCCATAGCAGGGTCCATACCAATAAGGGTTACCCATTGTCCGTCTCGTGGATGTCCAGGCGCTCCCATGCGGAGAGGACCAGGCTTACGCATACGGTTAACACAGGCATTAACAATCGTTGGGTTAAAAATTGCGTCATCGTCAATATCCTGTTGCTGGTAAACTAAAGCCCATGTTGAGGCTGTTACCTCGCTACGTCTTGCAAAAAGTGCTGGTCCATCCCACTTCTGGTAGTAACCATCTTCGTCTGGTACAGCGTCATCATCGCCGTCCCAAGGACGGTCTGAGCGCTCCCAGAGAGTAACCCACTTCTTAGGGTCATCGTCAATTTCAAGTGCGGCTGGCATAGCCAGGCGTGTAAACGGGCTAACGCCACCAGACCAGTGCTCTGGGTTACGAAGTTCTCGGTATAAATCTACCGCTCCGATACGGGTGCCTACGATAAGTAGTTTACCGTTTTTACCCAGACGGGTGATTACTTCCTTCTGAAGCCACTCTAACTGCTTCTCCCACTCGTGGGCATTGGCAGTAGTGATAACGTCATCTAGAATAATCAGGTCAGCACGGGCACCGTAAATCTGACCACCAATACCTAGCGCCTGAAGCGTAGGGTCCTTTTCGGATGAGTCACGGGCTTCTTGACCTAGGTAGACCGTATCGGTCTTCCAGGTGTCAGAGTCTTCTTTCCAACCACCAGATGGTCCATAGACCTGCTGCAACTTGGCATAACGTGGATGGCTAAGTCGCTGCTTGATGGAGTAGACGAACTCACGGGCTTTATTTAAAGTCTTAGACACCACAATGATACGCACGTTGGAATCCATAGCAATGCGATAGGTGCTATAGCCTACGGTGATTACGGTGGATTTGGCGTGCTCAGGTGGCACATTAATTAAGATACGGTTCTTGTTGCCCTTTTCATAGGACATGGCTGGATGGAGCCAACTAGGCTCCCTTCCCTCCAGAACGTCAATCCAGTCCTGCTGGTGAGGGAATACTTCGTTACCTAAGAACTCTTTGGAGAACGTGGCGAAGTCTATGTTCTTGCCGTTCTCACTTCCCAGGGTGACCTTCATTAGGTCTGAGCCAGCAGTTCGGGCTATCTCTAAATCTTTGGCGAACACAGGGTCTGTGAGCCACTTCTTTAGAACATCGGGCTTGCGACCGACCATGGCAATAGCGGCTCGCACCTCAATGCCAGTCTCTACGTGGGCTATAACCTTGGACTTGTCTTCTCTAAGGCGTACCACATTATGGTGCTCTGCACCGCCTTTGGCTGCCATATGAAGTTATCCTATCTGGTTACTTACTTTTTTGGTTTCTTTGTTAGACCATTACCATAGCCAGACGCATATCCAGAACTTTGAAAGTAGTTGTCATCTTTGGTTAGTTTTTGAAAAACTGCATCTAGTTCTTTGAACTTTTTGTCGTACTTTCCAAAGCCACCCTTTAGAACTCTTCCAAGTGGGTCTGACGTTTGAGCACGCTTTAGACCATCGTATGTTGCACGGGCATTTTCAATAGCCTTCTTGTGGGCTTTAAATGCCTTGTCTGTGCTTGTTGGGTTACGTGCCCCTTTGGATACGTTCTTTCCACCAGCGCCAGGTCCACCACGGGTAACTGGTTTTACGGTGGTGCTAGACTTCGGCTTAGCAACAGCCTTAGGCTTGGTGGTCTTCTTTGGTGCGACAGCCATTGGCTCTCCTAATTGGTGTAATTTAATTTAGCATCCACCGCTAAATCATGTCTAAATAAAATGATATAAAGAACTTAATATAAGAGCGCCGAAAGGCGCTCATAATAGCAGCCCCCAAAGGGCTGCTTTAGGTTATGTTAGGCAGCCACAAAAGGCTGCCATTAGGTTGTGTGCGCCAAAGCGCACTTATGTTATTTTATCCTACATATATACTAACCCTGTTACAAAGGGACTGTAACGTTTCGTTACCAAATTGTTATAAACTATTTTTAAAGTCCTTATTCCAATGGGTTTTAGTTGTGTGCCTATTACCAAAATACTGAAAAAAATATTTGATGGGAGTCTATATAGATATTACATCGGCTGATTCGGTTGGGGCGGGTCATACGTTTTCCACAGGTTATCCACAGGTGTGTATAAGTTGTGGACGGATTGGATACACCCCCTCCACACCCCTAGGGGATAGTTGAAAATTAAACTATTGAAATTTAAACTGTTGAAAATTCAATAGTTGAAAGTTGTACTAGTTTGAGAGTGTGGACAGTCTACCCGTTACTAAATTGTTATCGTGTCACCCTTGACAATGGCTTGATGGTGTGATATAATGCGCCACCACAAATTGACCCCGTTATATTTCGTTATCAATTCGTTACCAAATAAACTTGACAAGGTTTCAAAGGTGTGATAGTCTAGGTTTATTAAGTTGAAAGAGTGAAGGTTAGCCGACACGCCAGAGACTTAAGAACTTGACAGACTAGAGATAGTTTGATAAGGTTAAGACATAACAGAATAAAGGTATCGGGTTAGGCTCTTAGTAGCAGTCCAAGGGATGAGAGATAACTCTAACGCTTTAAGATTCTGTTACTTGACAAGTTAGACAAAGTAAGATATAGTAAGAATGTAAGACAAAGTAAGACACGGTAATATCGGACTAGATGAAAGGTAAGTGATAGACAATGGATACCCGTAGCATATACGGGTCAGGTACTCCAACGGTTTACGAACTGGACTTGTACTACAAGCCACGTAGAGCGTACGGATTACGTAGTGCCAACTCATTGGACGGCTACTACCCTGCACAGGGCGAGCGAGCACGCAAGCGCAAGCCTAAGCCTAGTCAGGTTGACCCACAACGAGAGCAAGCGAGATTACGACTAGAGCAAGCCCAACTGATGCGCCAATTACAACGGGAGCATGAGCGTGAGCGAGCAGACAAGACACGAGCCTATTTGGATAGTGTCCGACACGTGGAGCAATACAACTAACGGAGGCAACATGGATAGGGAGCAAGTCAAGCAACTCTTGACAGAATGGGCGGATGAGACTAGCCTACCTGACGAGATACTAGCGAAAGTGATAAGCGAGTTTGGCTCACTAGTGGGACTCTCGGTATCTGACGAGCAAGATATAATGGAGGTACAATGAACTATAAAGAAGTAGAGCAAGCGCTGGAGATACTAGAGCCTTTCAAGCACGGGCATAGTATGAGAGCCACGAGAGAGCACGAATGGTATAGAGTCTACTCCTACGACACGGAGATAGCACGATATAGCCAGATAGAGGATACGTGGTACGTGAACTTGAATAAGTACAGTGTGACCACGAGCAAGCAACAGAACATGGTTAAGCGGGTAATCGCTAACCTTGACCATCAAGCCTACGAGTTAATGGGTAATTACGATTACGCTTGACAACTTAGTCAAGGTATGCTAGACTAACGATAACAAGGAGGCGAGATGGAATACTATCTACACCTTGAGTACAACCTGAATAATAACGGGCTAGTACTTGAGACACACTGGATAGAGTTACTACTACCTGCACGAACTATCTACCTAGGCTTAGTTATTTGGGTAGGGTACAAGGGCTACAAACAATGGAGGCAACATGCAGACAATGAAAGAGGCTAAGGCAATCAGCAAAGCCAACGGCGGTCACTTCTTTGACGCTCAAGCAATGCGATTCTTCAATAGCAAGATAGAGAGTGAACTGATTGACGGGAGATACTTTATCACCTCAGAGAGGTATGATATGGATAGCCCCAAGATGTACACTATCCGCCAGATAAGCGAGACTGGGCAGATACTAGATGACCTTGGAGAGTTCCAAGAGTTTGACACACTACACGGTGCACTAGTGGCACTGGGTGAACGCAAGTAAACAAGGAGAATAACATGGAGAATGAAGAGATTAAGTATGACGGGCACGCCACTATCGTAATCAACGAGAGTGACACGGCGTATGATGACGCTAAGCCTAGGGTTATGAATGCCCAAGAGATTAGTGCAATACTACGCTACGATAAGAGACGGCAAGAAGAACTAGCAGAACTCAAGCGCAAGATAGAGCATGTGAAAGACTACCTGCTGGAGGCTTATGATGACCTAGGTGAGCACGCTCAGGAGATAGCCGACTGGCTAGACATTGAGTTAACCAAGGATGTGACCGTGACCGTGACCGTAGAGTTTGAGGTATCGTTATCGGTCAAGCCTGACGAAGACTTGGACGATATCATCACGAACCTAGACTACAGTATGGAGAATCACGACTCAGTGATTGAGTACTACACGGGAGATGTGACATGGCAAGAATCGTAAGCAAGTGGAACTGGGCACGGGTACTAGACGGCGCACTATTCTTTGGTATGGGTGCGGTAATCATAGGCATCATACTATGGATGTTTATTCTTGCAACGAACTGATAACAAAATAGTAAAGATATAGTAAAGGTACTTGACATATGTTAGATACCTTGATAAGGTAAGTATAACAACTAAGAAACTATGGAGGTTTCAATGGAGCACGCACTAAAGACAAGACTAATTCAAGGGCAAGAGTCACAATACTACAACGGTAAGTGTGAGTGTGGACACACGTGGAATCTACCTAGCGTAGAGGCTATCAAGTTTCAACACGGGCATCACGCTGGTATGTGGGATGAAGAGGTGACCTTGCTATGGTAACGGTACACCTAGGCGATTGCCTTAACGATTGCATAATCTGCGAGCAAAATTACCATGAGAACGTAGAGATATGCGACACTTGCGGTAAAGACTTTACATCTAAAACAGAATGGAGAATAGGATAATGAGCACGACAGAGCAACTATGGCACACGGATAATCAATTCCTAAACACAGAGATTGAGTACGTGTTTTATAAACTAAACGAGGTGGGCTTTAGCGACATGGCTGAGCGTAACTATTGGCAGGGTAGGTTAGATAGTCTAGCCAACATTGAAAGAGCACGTAAACAAGGAGCAATGTAATGATTACAACAAGGAAGATACACCCGTCAGGTGCACTAGAGATTAGCGCACACGTACGAGACACGGTACTTGGTGGGTCATGGTATGAACGTCAAGTATACTATGACTATGACAAGATTGAGGCTATGCGGAGATACCGTCAACACCTAGTAGCAAATCGCTACGCATTAGTAAACGATTAGGAAAGACAATGGACAAGAAGGAATACAACAAGATATACCAGCACTGCATGTACCTAGCACGTAAAGAGTTGGTAGCACGACATCAGGATGAGTACAAGCAGATACTAGACAAGGTAATGTTAGACTATGGCATTATGACACGCCGTGAAAGGCAAAAGTTGAATGAACTATTGCGAAAACTAAATGAGCAAGTTTACATCTAACAACAACTAGGAAACTATGGAGGTTTCACAATGAACGTGCAAGAGTGGGAAGAAAAGTTTAAGCCAGTAGTTAATCACCTAGATAGTAATGCTAGTTGGCAGGACAACGAAGGCAACGGCATTATGTTTGAAACTTATGGTAATGAGTATGAGTTTGTCAACAAACATAAAGAGTCACGACAAGTATGGTCATACCGTGATGATGAGTACGAGGGTTTAATCCTTGTATCAGGTATGGCACATAACCCTATTGGGTATTTCGTTACGGAGATACCTTGGACAGATGAAGATTCAAGTATCATAATTTACGTGGAGGAAAGCAATGAAACTATTTAAGCGAGAGCAAGACACGTACTCACAACTAGATGCACTAATGGTACGTATGGCAAGTGACGAAACATATGATGAATACATTGTAATCAGAGGAGGTATGAACAATGGGTAAGTATTTAATAACAATGGTGATGAAAGAAACATACACGCTTGAGGTTGATGCAGAAACAGAGGACAAGGCTTTTGAGTTTTCTCGTGAGATTGACTTAGCCGAATGGAATGAAACAGGTTCTATTACTATTGACGAAACCATTGAGGAGGTAACTAATGGGTGACAGGTTTACATTCGGTGTAGTAGATAGAACTGGTGACGTGTTGTACCTGTACTCACACTGGGGTGGTGCAACATGGAACAGCGACCTTAGCAATGCAATCTATAAGGCAGGTGCACATAGCCGTAGTAGCGAACGTGCTAACCGTATTGTTATCTCGGAACTAATCGGCAAGGCATGGGATAGCACAACGGGGTATGCCTTTAGTATCAACAACGTAACGGACACTGAGTACGGATATGTGCCAGTGGTTGACTTTAACCACAGCACCGTAACATTCTATGAGTACTCATACGAGTACGAGTTAGGTGATGCGATACTTAAACTATCTATCCTTGAGTACCTTAACTGCAACGACATACATGGATTACTTTACTATGCCATGAAAGAACTAGAGGAGGCTAGACCTGATGTCACCGTATGAATTAGATGATGATGAACTACACACCGTATACACACAGGATGTGTATGTATGTAAGCGGTGTGGATTGAATGACCCTTGGCACGCTTGCGAGGGGAGACCAGACAATGAGTGAGACTATGCATTGTGATTGGGTGTGGCAGGATACCCGTGACGGCTATCACTACTGGACTTGTAATGAGCACGGCTGTATAGATTCAGAACCAGTGGAGGAATACTTAGATGACGAATGAGATTAAGTATCCCAACTATGACGGCACACAGAACTGTGCACGTATGGGTGTGGATGTGTTCTATCAGGACTATGACAACAAGAGGACGGCGCAAGAGGTAGCAGACTTGAAAGAGTTTTGTTCTAACTGCAACATCCTTGTTGAGTGCATGGAGTACGCCATTAAGCACGAAAAGTATGGTTTCTGGGGTGGCACTACGCCATACGAGAGACGTACTATCCGCAATAAACGCAAGATAAGATTGGACTTACCAGAAAATGATTGGACAAAGAAGTAATGGTAATCAGCACAGTTGAGAAAGAGAAAGATGTATACGAAGAGATACACGTAGAGGTTGAGCCTGATACTGGGTCAATCTTTCTAGGCAATACGCATTTCTTTATGGAACGTAAGACATTTGAACGCTTACTATTTACCATGCAAGCCGCTTTGCTAGAGGAAGAGATGTTGGCAGGACAATGAAAACAATCCTAATTATAATCATAGCCTTACAGTTAATCTCTCAAAGAAAACTATACAAAGACAACATGTTTCTGATAAAAGAACTACGCAATAAAAGGTTTCAATGAGGACACGTAAGAAAGAACTTGAGGCTATTGCAGATGTCCTTGAGCAAGAGCACCATGACGTGGTGTACCTAGCGGAGATTATCTGGAAGATGATAGATGACATGCGCCGTGAACGTGAACTCTACGTAGTAGGTGTGAACTATCAAGGTGTTGGACAATTCTTGTTCGGACCTTACGAGTCAGACACAATGGCTACTAAGGACTACGAGGGACGAGGTAACATTCGTGCACTCAAGCAAGGTGATGTAGCCAAGGTGTTTAAACTACTTGCACCTACAAAGGTATTCGCAGATACCGATGAAGTACAAGGGGATTTATTTGACATAAGGTAAAACTTATGGGAAAATAAGTATGGCTGTCGTGGTTGAGCGGTGATTTTTTCACCTCCATGTTTCATCACTGCTCCCATGACACGCCGTGTACGATTTGACAACCACCATAACATGGGCTATAACTTAACAACGACAACAACAAACAACATAAGTTCTGCTAAGGCAGAACCAATAGTAGGTTCGCCTTTAAGGGCGAACATAAGAAACAGAGGACAAATGATTAAGGTGAATGGGTATGAGTTACCTGTACACGTAAGCCATAGCCAGATAGGTACGTACAATTCTTGTGGGTACAAGTACTGGTTACAGAAAGCATTGGCTGTCCCTGAAGGTCAGACATGGTGGTTGGCTGGTGGTGTTGCTGTTCACGAAGCAACCGAAGCCTATGACCGTCAACTATGGGAACTTGAGGGACGATAATGGAACAACAAGAACTAATCCCTACACAGGCTACGCCTGAAGAGTTGTGGTCTACCTACTGGGAAGCCAATTTAACCCGTCAGCGTGGCGTACAGGGGCAGGAAGACACATCCACGTGGCGTGCTGGTGGTCGTGCAACCATAGCCAATCCCAACAAAGAAGACGGGGACTGGTGGCAAGCAAACGGTTTAAACATGGTGAACAACTGGGTTAACTTCCGCAATGCGGAACACAATCTAGAACTATGGGTCACACCTCAAGGTGTACCTGCCATTGAACTTGTATTCAACATGAACCTAGATGGTGTCATGGTTAAGGGTGCACTTGACCGAATGATGGTGCTACCTGACGGTAGCCTTGTGGTACTGGACATCAAGTCTGGCGCACGTATGCCGTCATCAGACTTTCAGTTGGGTATCTATGCGGTAGCCATGGAGGAAGTGTTCGGTGTCCGTCCCAAGTATGGGCTATACTGGGATGCACGTAAGGGCGCAACATCAGAGTTAATCAACCTAGATAAGTGGACACGGGAAACGGTGTCAGAGATTGTAGGAATGTTTGACAAGGCTCGGAGGGCTGGTATCTTTATACCTAACTTTGACCACTGTAAGATGTGTAATTTTAGTAACGATTGTAAGTATCAGAATGGAGATAAGTAATGGAAAAGAACTATGTAGTTAACGTAAAGACAAGCAAGGGCACAATCATCACAGCACGTGGTGACAGTGCCGAAGAGTTAATCGCTAACGTCAATGACTTGGTAGCACAGGGTGGACCTGATGCAATCAGCACACTGGAGGAAGCGTTCACTGGTGTATCAACACCACGTGTACTAGCAACTGACCCAGTGGCTATTGTTCAGGCATCCCTAGGTGGGGAAGTTGTTGCAGAAGTACCAGCGTTTGCCCCTAAAGCACCGCCAGTACAGGCATCAGCCCCTAGTGGTAGCGATAAGATGTGCATTCACGGTGCAATGGTTAAG